GAACGCGCCTGTCCTTACGGAAAACACGCTGCAGAACGGCGAAGACGATCCGGCCGGAACGGCAACGACTGGCTGCAGGATTTTCTTTGAAGTCTGGAACGCGGAAGAAACCATCAGGATCTGCCAGCATACGGAAATTGTCGCGAACAACGCCTGGACGTTCGCGCTGGACGATACGCTGGTCACGGGCCAGAAGATCAGGGCCTGGCAGGTGGACGCTGCGGGCAACAAGTCCGCTCTGGACACCTACACGGTGGACGCGGGCGAATGATCCCGATTCATGGCGGCGGGCCGACCTGCGGCCCGCCGCTGAATATTTATACATGGAAATTGGCCGCCAGCGGCGCATAATAAATCAAACGGATGTATAAAGATGATTGCGCCTGAAACAATCCTGAAAATCATAAACTGCGATCTGCAGCCGGACCAGAAAAACCAGCTGGATTTCGCGAGCCTGAACGACCAGCAGGCATACTTCAACAATCATCTGTTGTTCGTATATGACGAGTTTTCATTTCAGCGCAAGGACAACGCGGTAAAGGTCCCGGAAAACATGGACGCGTTATGGGCGGCCAACTATTGCATGTATAACAACCAGGTGCTGCCTAACAAATGGTTTTACGCGTTTATTACGCGAATGGAATACCTGAACGAAAACACAACGCTGCTATACCTGGAAACGGACGTATTCCAGACATGGCTGTTTGACTATACATTTTTAGCGTCATTTGTCGAACGCGAACATGAGGATGAAAACACATGAGCCTGGTTCCTGTTGCAACCATGATATCCAGGGTGTCGGCGCGTGTTGGCCAGGGTTACTGCTACGGCATGTATTTTTCATCGTTGGTCGATCAGAACGCGATAGACGCAAAAGAGGATCAATATCCAACGAAGTACAACGCTTCTTTGACATACAACGGGCAGACAAAGCTGGCGAAGGTCTGGGCGCAGGACTGGATTGACGAATACGCAGGGGACTGCAGCGGGCTGATCAAGGCAGCATACTGGACGGATGAAAACGGGGATGTCATTTACAAGTATCTGGGCCGAGCAGACACGTCTGCTAATGGCATGTGGAACATGTCGGCCAGCAAGGGGCCAATTTCCACCATGCCAGACACGCCCGGCCTGGGCGTTTACAAATACGGGCATGTCGGCGTTTATGTCGGAAACGATACGGTGGTAGAAGCGCGATACTGGTATTATGGCGTGATTGAATCGGTTCTTGAACCGGGCGGCGCAAACCCGCGAAACTGGACGGGCTGGTTTGAAATACCATATGTTGATTACGGATCCACGCCCGAACCGCCGGAAGTGCCGGACGTTTATAACCACAACCTGGTTGATGAAGGTCTGGAATTAGGCGATCTGATCGCGAACAGCGAGCCTTACGACTCGCCAATGGACGAATTGTGCATGCTGCTTATCACGGTCACGGATGACGCGGGTGTTTCAGGGTCCGGCATGTATTCCGGGCTGCCATCACCATACCTTATGTATGGATCCACGGATCACGCTGAAATGCTGGGGCTGATCAACGATTTCGACACATACGCGAAATCCATCCTGTCCGTGTTCCTTTGCCCGTCCGTGTTCGTCAACGGGATTGACGATACGGCGCAGCTGATAAACGACTATGACGTGACGGGTAAAATTGCGTTTGTCCTGGATCCCCGGCCGGGATCCCTGGACGGGTACACGCCTAAAAACAGCAAGCTGCTTTACTATCCGTTCCAGTACCTTCTAGCGCATACCAACGATGGGCAGCGTGCAGTTTTCCGTTATGAAGACTTTAACGGCCCGCCAGCCTTTGAAGTGTACGCCGCGGTTATTCCTGGCGGTGTGGCCAAACTGGTACCAATGAATAAAATCCGGGCGGGAGAAATATCGTACGAAGACTTCGACCATGCGCTGAACCTTCCCGCATTTCCTGAATGTATCTGGAACATCAACGAATATCAGAGGTGGCAATCCATCCACGGCGCGTCAGAAGCCATTGGAACGGCCGCGGCTGTCGCGCCTGCCGTTGGCGGCATTATCGCGGGTTTTGCAACGGGCAATCCGCTTATGGTCGCTGGATCCCTGGGCGCGGGTTCGTTTTCCGTCATGCAGGCCCTGTCAAAAAGATCGGAAGCGGAGAAAATGGGTTTTTCCAGCCACGGCAGCCAGTCGGGGCAGCAGACGCTGGCGGCGAACGGGAAAAACATCTTCACGCTGGTTACGAAGTCAATCAAGTATATGCAGGCCAAAAGGATTGACGATTATTTCGAAATGTACGGATACAAGACGAACGAATTGAAGGTTCCAGACCTAGGCAGCAGGACATACTGGAATTACATAAAAACGATAGGCGCGAACCTGGCGGGGCCGATCCCCGCGGACGATCTGCAAAAGCTGGCGGCCCTGTTCGATAATGGCATTACGATATGGCACGATCCCGATCATTTCGGGGATTATACGCAGGATAACCATAGTTATTAAGGGGTGGTATAAGTGCCGGAATATGTCGATCTGTTCAAAAGGATCCAATATACAAAAGCAAGCGTCAGAAACAACGACACATATGATGATTATTTTTCGCGGCTGCGGGTCCTGGCAACCTCCATGTTTGAATGGCGGGGATTGCCCGAATCAGTCAATGTTCGGTATCTGGAACAGGCCCTGTTCATGACAGGCCGCGCCCTGTTTTTCAAGGATCCAGAAAAAGGGTTCATGGCCCTGGCCTGCATCCCTTCATCGTCCCTGAATTTTTACCTGGAACCAGTCAAGTACATGGCAACATCCCTAGGATATACACGCGAATACAACAGGGACGAAAGCATATTGATCAGGAACAATTACGACCAGCATCCGACAGAAGCGACCATACGCCTGTACGCGTACAGGCTTACGCACGCCGAACGCGTCATGGATATCAACATAGGCGCGCAGCGAACGCCTTATATTATCGCGTGCGATGAAAAACAGCGGATGACCATTAAAAACGTCATGGCGCAGCATGAAGGAAACGAGCCGCTAATCATCGTTGACAAGTCCCTGGATCCCGACAAGCTGCGGTCCATCGTTACGCCCGCGCCGTTTATAACGGACAAGCTGCAGGATTATAAAACTTCCGTATGGAACGAAGCCATGACGTTTTTAGGGATCAACAACGCGATGGACAAGCGCGAAAGGCTGATCACGGATGAAGTCCAGGCAAACGATCAGCTGATCAGGGCCAGCGCGGAAGTCATGCTGCTGTGCAGGCAAACGGCGGCAGCAGAAATCAAGAAAATGTTCGGCCTGGATGTTGCTGTCGATATCAGGAAAAACTTTGTTGTCGAACAGGCAGATCCAGCCCTGAACCCTGGCCAGGAAACTAACGGCAAACCGGGAGAAAATGGCGGTGTTGAAAAATGAGCTATTACACTACCGAATTGCGGCATCTGATCGCTGCGGACTACAACCTGGGCCTGGACAAGTACCCGATATTTGATGAAAAATACCGCGGTACGCTGAACCAGAAAATCATCGACCATTATTATTACCGTGAGATAGGCGCGGAAACGCCGGAACGGTTTGTCCATTACCTGAACGCTGTCATGAACGAACAAATGCCTTACTTCAACCTGCTGTATCGGGCCGCGCAGCAGGTAACGGATCCTATGAAAAACAAATCTGTCGTGCGGTCAGTACAGTCAAGCGGCCAGGGAACCAACCAGCAGCTTACGCAATGCAGCAACGAAAACACGCAGCAGATGGACATGTTCCAGGTGGAATCAGACACGCCCGCGGGCCTTATAAGCGCGGCCAACATAAAAGGCAACCTGTACGCCAGCAAGGCAACAAGACAGGACAATGAAATTGCAAGCGGATCTGAAGACGAAACAAGTACGTCCGGCCAGTCATCCACGGAACAGGAAACAAGTGAAACGCTGTCGGGGTTTGACAACGTGACGCAGGCGCAGCTGTTCGCTGAATACAAGGCGGCCCTGATCAATATCGATATGCTGGTCATCGACAAACTGGCGGTATGCTTCATGGGGGTTTATTGATATGGACGTTTGTTTTTCCATAACGAACCAGGCCCTGGCAAGGACAGACAGCAACCTGATTGTTGCTGACAGCATCAATTACCTGTATGCCGCCTTCACTTTCAATACCAGCGAATGGGTCGGCCTGGACAAGATCGCGATCTTTACGAAACGGAAAACATCTTACCAGGTCGCGCTGGTCGGCGGCCGCTGCCTGGTTCCCTGGGAAGTGCTGAAGGGTGACGGAGAATTTACCGTTTCCATATATGCTGGAAGCCTTATTACCGCCAATGTCGCTGTTGTGCCTGTCAGTCCGTCCGGCCTGGTCCCTTCACAACTTCCAAACGCGCCTAGTCCGACATTCCTGGACAGCCTGCTGTCAACCCTGGACAGCGAACGGCAGGCCCTGACAGACCTGGTTGATGAAGTAGAGGAAATGATCGAAAACGGCGATCTGACAGGCCCTGAAGGCCCGCAGGGCGATCCTGGCCCGCAGGGCGATCCTGGGCCGCAAGGCGATCCTGGGCCGCAGGGCGAAGATGGCGATAGCGCATACGACCTGGCTGTGGCTGGCGGTTACGAAGGGACTGATCAGGAATTTATCGATCTTCTCGGGTCCCTGGGCGATATTGCTGCGGCTGTCGCGTATATACTGGAAGGTGAATGACATGAGCCTTGCAAGCAATCTGACAGACATATACGACCTTAAGGGTACGCTGGCGGCCAACCTGACAACGCGCGGGGTCACGGCCGATCAGGACGATCCGCTGGCCGATCTGGTTGACAAGGTGCTGGATATCGTTTACGGCGCGCCTGTAACCGGGATGACCCTTTGGCTGGACGCAACGCAGCTGACGGGACTAGTCAACAATGACCCGGTAACATCCTGGACGGATATGTCCGGGAACAACTACCACGCAGTACAGGCTACGGCCGATTACAAGCCGCTTTATAAAACCAATGTCCAGAACGGGCTTCCTGCCATATACTTTGACGGATCAAACGACTATTTGAGGATCGCGTCATCGACAGCGACATTCAAATTCATGCACAGCGGGGATAATACGACCTTTATCGTATGCAAATGCGGATCGTCTTCGGACCCAAACGCGCTTTATGGCTTGATCGCAAACAACAAAGGTTCTGGCGCATATGACGGCTTTCGGATCTGCTTCGATGACAGGGCATCGGTTCCATTACAAAACAATATCGTGCATGGCGTTACAAACGGTTCCGGGTCCGTGATTTCAAACGGCCTTGATTACTCGGCTTACGCTGCGACCTGGCTGGTCATTTGCGTACGGTCAAACCCGGATGAAACGGCGATAGCGAGCCAGAGGTCCACGTACACGGTGAACGGCCGGATCCCCATTCAAAAAAACACGACTACAACTGCAAAGTCAACGGCGAACGCGGACTATAATGTGGATGTCGGCGCATTAGGTGACGCAACATATCCGCTTCTGGGCTATATCGGCGAAATCATCGTATATAACAGCCTGCTGACGCAAGAGCAGATATCAAAAACCCTTTTATACCTTTATAATAAATGGGGCATAGCAAGCGCGTGAGGTGATAAACATGACCATACAACATCTTACATTATTCCCGATGTACGGCGAAACGGTTCCAACCGTGTATGAAAACACGGCCCTGACATTTACGGAAAACATCAATAAATGCGTTGAAAAGATCAACGACCTTATCGACTATTACAACGAGCATTACGGCGAAGATCTGACGGACATCGTAACGGCCATCCTGGAAACATGGGAAGGTAACGGGACTTTTGACGAAATCATTGAAACTGTCCTGGGTACGCCATTGACAGCGCATCTGGCAGACAACCCCATGACGCCCATGCGGCAAGGGGCTGTCGGGAACGGATCCACGGATGACACAACCGCTTTTCAAGCAGCCATCACGGCAGCCGCGGCAGGGGACATCATCGACCTGGGTGGACATAGTTTCGCGGTCACGGGCCTGACAATCGGGAAAAAACTTCACGTCATGAACGGCAAAATAATCCTGCTGAACAGCGGTACGGCTTCGGCGGTTGAAATCGAATCAGGGGGAGCAGGATCCAGGCTGTCAGACATTGAAATCTACATCAACAACGCCCTGATTGCGGGGTCTGACCTGTCCGGGATCTGGATCAACGGCGCGGATGATGTCACGCTTGAAAACTGCCGCGTAACGGGCGGGAAAAATGAAAATTACGCGGATCCGTACATGCACAGCAGCATATACGCGCTTGACGCGGACCGCGTCACGATCCTGGATTGTTTCGTAACGGGCGCGGAATGTGAAGGGATCATGTGCGAAGGCTGCAACGATGTCCTGATACGCGGCTGCCAGGCGTATGATTGCGGGCTGTCCGGCATAGGGACATCGGAAGGGGTCCGGGCCGTTATTGACAACTGCCAGGTGTTCGACAGCGGCGCGTCAGGAATCACGATGAACAGCCAGGATGGGCGCGTGACAAACAGCCTGGTAAAAGACAACGCAAGCCAGAACGGGATCACGGCCGGACATTCAACGCCAGCAGGCCAGTACGCAGAAAACTGCATCATCAAGGGAAACCATGTCATAAACGCATATCAGCATGGTATAAGCGTCAATTACTTCCAGCACGCTGTCATAGAAGGGAACAACATCGACACGGCGGGGCAAACGGGGATCAACCTGATCCCAAATCCGGGCCTGGATGGAAACATGGCTGTCCTGGGCAACGTGATAGACGATTGCGGGAACATAGGCATTTATGCTGGAGCGGCCGCAGCGGACAACACGGTTAATTTCAACCTGGCAGGCAACGTCATATCAAATTGTGATGGTATCGGAATCAAGGTGCAGAACAACGGGGACAACAACATCCAGAACAACATCATAAAATCCGTTCATACGGGGCTGCAGGTCCATGGGGCATACATGATGGACGCGCGGATCGGATCCATGCTTTCGGCCTGCATCCAAGGCAACCAGATCATCGGAACGCAGTATTCAGGCATTTATATTTTCAACGTGCTGCGGGTTCAAATCGTCAACAACGGGTTTTATGACATCAACACGGAAGATGACGCAAGCAGCCATGTGATAAAAACCGTTGGCGCCGTTCCGGGTGGAACGGCAAAGCTGCCGCTGCCAAATCCGTTTGTCATAACCGGGAATATGACGAAAACGATCAGCGCATCATCCGTATTCGCGTATATCGCGGATTGCACATACGACCAGACCGTGAAAGTGCTGGCCGTTAAAGACAACGTCCTGAACGACATCCTTCCAAACATGCAGCTGTACTATGTGATCACGCAGTACAGCCTTGTTGCAGACATGACCCCGTTCGCAAAAATAGGCCTGGCAACTGGAAACCAGACCATACCAAACAACGTGCTGACGAAGATCGATTTTGAAACCAGCCTGAAGGACAACTTCCTGATGGTCGATGAAGAGAACGCCGCGCTGGTCTGCAAGCGCGCGGGCTGGTACATGATCAGCGGCCAGGTGTCGTTTGTCGCGAACAACACGGGCGAGCGGCTTGTGGCTGTCTATCTGAACGGCAATATCCTGACGGGTGTAGGCGCGGTTTCAATCCCTGGCGGGTCTGTCCTGTCGTTCGGGATCCCTTATCAGCTGGCCCTGAATGATATCATAACGGTTTATGTCCGGCAGCAGTCGGGTGACAACCTGAACGTGTATTCCGACAGCTACGGGACGCGGACCTGGCTGTCCATGAAACGGATCGCGGACGATTAACGATAATCGGGCGCATTGGTTCCCGCCTGGTTATATCAGGATCCTGTCCTGGCAAGCGGCGGCTGGCCCTTCACAGCCGCCGCTTGTTTATGTTTCACATACGCTAAGCCCATTTCCCACAGCCGCGGCCCGCAGCCGCGAGTATAAGAATCTTAATGTGGCGGTTGGACGATAGGGCCCGACATGAGGATTAAGTTTCTTATATTCCGCGACTAGATGAATTTTCTTATATTGGGGAAGCGGGGGGCGGGGAAGGGGGAAATGGGCCC